CTCCTGGCGGAAGCCTTCATAGATCTGACCTAAATAGCTGGTAAAGCTGGCCATGTACTCCTGCTCAAACTCCGACTTAGGCATCGACCGCCTGGCCTCCTCCACATCCGACTCAGCCATGCGAGTATTCTCCGTATAGTCTGCTTGTATACTACACCACTCGGGAAAGTTACTATCAAAGCCACGCTGAAAAAACTTTGAAAACCAGTTGTTTTTACCACGTGGTGTACTAATAAATATTGCCTTGCTGTTGGGCTTGTCTAGTGTAGGACGTAGCTGTACATTAAATGCCTCCTCGCCACGCTCGCTCAGGGCAGCCTCATCAAATATGATCAGGTCATAACTACGACCAACTGTACTGTCCACTGTACTAATCGATCCCATGCGTATAGTTGAACCATTTGACAATTCAATTACCTTGTCCTTAAGATTATCACGTGTTACTTCTAGGTCAAAATGCTTGATTAATTTACGCTGCAGCTCAAAACTAATAGAGCTCAAGTTATAGTTTGGCGATATAATTAGCACGTTACAGTTGGGTACTAGTGTAACCAGCTGACCTATAACATTGGCTATGTAGGTTTTGCCTAGGCGTCTGGCAAGCGCTGCACAGATAAAACGATATTGTGGATCGTTGACTGCGTTGACGAGTGCAATCTGTGGACGATTGATTGTATCGTAGATGTTTAAGAGGCGCAGATAGTTGTCTATGGGCAGTTTAATAAAACGTTTATCAGCTGGAAATTCAACTATATAGTCGCACTCAACACTAGTTCTGCTTACAGTTAACACTAAACACCTTCACCACTAATTAATTTATGTATAAGTTGGCCGTACTTGGTGCCATCACCACCTTCATTGATTTGCACGTTAACCTGCTTGCTGGGTCCAGGATTACCTTGTCGAATCTTCTCCAACTGTATTTCACGGTCTAACAAGTCCATACTCATTTTATGGCTAAGGGCAAGTAGTTCGGCAATGTCTTTTGAGCTGCCCACTCCAGCCTCATCCAACTCCTGAAACTTTTGCTTGATAATTGCATCCATGGCCTGGCGCATAAGAAAGCGGTTGTTGTAGCCGGTATCAAAGAATACCTGATCTATATAACCACGTACCTCACGGCGAGCTAGTGTGGTTGTTACCAGTTCGGGATCAATGCTCAGTTCATGTGCTACTTGTCTAGCATCTTGCAGTTGAAGATAGCAGTTGGCAATTTCTAGTGCTTCTGGTGAGATTTTGATGGTTTCTGCGGGCAGGTGAGTGGTCATGGTTTACTCCAATTTTTATGAGTGTAGCATATTTGGTGGTTTAGGGTCAAGCATAGATTTTGGCACCTTAGCTTGTTTGGAAAAATTTCTTGAAGTACGCGTGTGGGAGGGCCCACCGCTATAGATTACATAACAGTCCGATAACCGCCCCTGTCCACCTAAGTATAGCAGTAATCTTTCGGTTCTGTCAACTACCACTCGTCGGCTGACGAATGGGACTTGCTAGTTGCTAAGATTGGCGTATAATGAAGATTCTTTCAACGCAACAGGAGTAGCTAAAATGGCAACAGCCAAAGCCCCTAATTATAGCCCTGAGCAGACCGCTCAGATTGTAGAACAATACCAAGCTGGCATCAGCGTGGATCAGATCGCCCAAACTATGGGCCGAACTGTTCGTTCAATTGTAGCAAAGCTCAGCCGTGAAAAAGTTTATATCGCTAAAGAATATAAAACCAAGAGCGGCGAAAGCCCCATTAAAAAGGACGTTCACGCTGATTTTATCGGCGCAGCTCTCAAGCTCTCAGAGAACGATATAGAATCGTTAACAAAGGCTAACAAGAGCGCACTGCGTGCAATCAGCGATTTTATCAGGCAATCTGCCGACTAGCAAGGGGTAGGGGCGCAAGCCCCTACTATAACGATATGAATTTTAGAAACATTATTACTATGATGCTGTGGCTGTATGTTATGGGCATGCTATGGTTTTTAGCACGATATAGTTTCACGTGAAACATAGCTCTAGGTTATAGAACTTAGAGCGCTGACGCGCCAAAATTATAGCATATAATTTTAGACCGTGTCAAGTCCCGGGCCCGCCGTTTGTCGGGTAGGATCGACCACTGGTCGGCTGATGTGTGGTAGGTTCTGTGGGTGTAGGCGGTAGGCTAAAAGGACGCTTGCGCTTGCACTGCTAGCTAATGCGTGTATAATAGACTCTGTTGTAGGGCATGACTCTAGGCGGCTAGTAACCCCGCCTACCCTCGGATAGGGCCGATAGGGCAAGGGCAGACAAGTTAAACCTTACAACATTCTAGACTTTATAAGGATATAGGTTATGAAAAGGATAGCGATCTATGACATGGATGGCACAATCGTTTGCAGTATGCACCGGTATCGTACCATTGTTGATAACGGTATTGAGCGCATTGATCTCGACTACTGGCGTGCTAATGAGTATCGCGCACTTGAGGATAGTTTGTTACCACTTGCAGAACAATATAAAAACGATCTCGATGATCCCCACTGTATTGTTGTTATTGCTACTGCCCGCATTTTGCGTAATGCTGATCGTGCATTTATTTATAGCAGATTAGGTACACCTGACCATATCGTTAGCCGTAATGAAAATGATAACCGTTCTGGTGCTACTCTCAAGATTGAGGGCTTGCGTAGAATTTTCAAATTGTATAGCAATTTAGGTTATCATTTTAATGACGCTGTATTTTATGAGGATAATGTTGCATATCTTAAAGCGGTATGCGATTACTTTAACATTCGTGGTGTTTATGTTCCAAGCAAACAAGGACATTGATATGAAAAATGTAACGGCTATGCAACTTTGGGCAATGCAGGATAAATTTTGCGATCTATATTTTGATATATACGGCTATCGTCCAGATTTTGGAACGGTTAGCGATTGGAACGATATAAATTGGATTACTAGAATGTACGATAGCCTTTATAAGGAATATAACAGTTTACCTGAGGAATTGATATGATATATAGGGTTGCGTGTATTATTACACTTATCATAATTATAGGATTAATAACATCGGTTGCGCGTACTTATGATGTTGCACTTAGCGATGATCGTATTAAATCCTGTAAGGAAAAATCGGGTAAAGTTGTTCTAAATTTGCGAAACCAATTCCAAAGCTGTATTATTGAGCCCTAAGTTTCACGTGGAACACTGTTCCACGTTATGTTTTTTATATGGCTATAGATTATAAAATTTATAGCCATGGCGCCAAAAATTATATCATAATTTTTGCGGCCGTGTCAAGGCCTGAGCCGACCGTTCGTCGGCTGGTAGCTGCCGCTGGTCGGTCGGATGTGCGGTGCCCCCTAGCCGATGGGTGGCAGGCAAAATTGGCACTTGCGCGGATTTTGTGCTATAATAGGTTTTCTGTCACACAACAAGGTTATAAATTATGAAACGTCAATACTTCGCTGTTCTAGATACTGAAACGACCCTTAACGATACCGTTATGGATTTTGCAATCGTTGTATGCGATCGTCACGGCAAGATTTACAATAGTTGTAGCGTTCTAGTTCGTGAGTTCTACGACCCTGCTACACTGTTCCATGACAAAAACAATAACGGTTTTTGGGCTTCTGCTAACCTTGAGCGTCGTCGTGCTAATTATCAGAACATGCTAGATTCTGGTACACGTATGCTTGCGTCCGTGACTGCTATAAATAATTGGATTAATAAATGTATCGGTACTTATGATCCTATCTTAACCGCGTACAATCTAGCTTTCGATGCTAACAAATGTGCTAACTCTGGTATCGTTCTAGATTCTTTCACTAGTCGCTTTTGCCTTTGGCAAGCCGCTGTAGGCAATATCTGCCGTTCCAAAAAGTATAAGCGTTTTGTGCTCGACAATCATCGTTTTAATAATGCGACCGATAAAGGTAATATGACATTCAAAACCGATGCCGAGACTGTTGCAGGTTTTGTAACTGGCAATCTTATCACTGAACCCCACACTGCACTTGAGGATGCACGCGATTTTGAGATTCCAATCCTACAAAAAATTGTACGTTCTAAAGGTTGGCGCGATCGCATCGAGCCCTATGACTGGAAAAAGTTTCAGGTAAAGGATCATTATAATGTTTGATACATTCGGCGTTCTAGGTTCTATACTGCTTGGGGCTTCGGCCCTGCCCCAAGCCATCGAATCCTATCGTTCTAAAAATTCAGACGGGCTAACACTAGGTTTTATAGCGATGTGGTGGACTGGTATGGTTTCCATGACAATCTATATCGTACCCAAGGGTGATATGATTCTTATAGCAAACTATATTGCCAATCTAATTCTTGTAACAATTATTGCGAGGTATAAATTATGGCCGATTCGTTGATAAAAGTTGTAACAGCCGCTGTTACTCTACACTGGACTGCTATGCAAGAAATTTGGCCAGAACTAAAAAAGCATAGCGTTCCAAAAGTTAGAATTAATAACAGACTCTATCGCACTGCGGGTTTTGCACACTGCGAGGTGCATGAGGTAGAATTTGCTAGCAAATTTTTTAACCGTTATAAAGCTGAGATGCTTTGCATAATTGTACCGCATGAGCTAATCCATGTTGCAGATTATATAATTAATGGCGAAGACCCAACCGATTTTTGGCATGGCCCCGATTGGAAACGGATGATGCTAGAGTATGGTTTGCCACCAAGTGCAACCCATGAATATTATATAAATAAAAACGAGCCAATTGTGAGGACATTATAGAAACAATAGCGGCACTAGCCGCTATATTTTTTGCTATATCGCTCTAGGTTATAGAATTTAGAGCGATCGCGCCAAAATTATGATATAATTATATCATAATTATTGTGCCCGCGTCAAGCCCCGCAGGGTGCCGTTTGTCGGATGGTGTCTGCCGATTATCGGGTTGGGTTGCCGCTGATCCACCTGACGAATGGTAGGACAATTGTCGTCCTAACGACATTCTATCGGGCAAAAGGGCGTATAATAGATTCTGTTGCAGGGGACATGGGGTCGAAACTGCAACGGTTCTAAGGAGTAGAACATGGCAGAAAAAGCCGTTAACTATACCGCCGAGCAAACTGCTAAAATTATAGCAGATTACCAAGCCGGTGTCGCGGTCGAGCAAATTGCCTCGGCTATGGGTAAAACCGTTCGTTCGATTGTAGCGAAACTTTCGCGCGAGAAAGTTTATGTTGCAAAACAGTACGTTACAAAAACTGGCGAAAAGCCCGTTAAAAAAGATGTAACGGCCGATGCTATCGGCGCGATTCTCAGATTATCGGAAAACGATATAGAATCGCTAACTAAGGCGAACAAATCGGCCCTTAAGGCGATTTTCGATGCCTTAGCTAACAGCAAACCGCTGTAAATTCTAGAGCGGCCTAAAAAGCCGCTCGTTCTAAACTTTATAAGGAACTACTGTTATGGAAAAAATGACGAAAAACCAAAAAATCATTCGCAAAGACTTGCTGGCCTATGTTCTAGAATCTGGCGGAATTGTTCACACTCGCCCGCCAGTAGGCGATGAAAATGGCTTTGCTCTTGTGGCCATGCCTTGTGCGCACAATGCGCGTCATGCTAAATTTTATGACGTTAGTTTTGCTTGGTGTGCTGATAATGATAAATTTGATCGCAAGGTTGGCGAGTTCTTAGCCCTAGAACGTTATATGAATTGCGAAACTACCAAGCTCCCAGGTTATATAATTGATAACATGCTGGAAATGGATTTGGTAGACTAGGGTTCTAAAAATCATAACGGCCCGCTTGGGGCCGTTATTTTTTGCATAACGGCTATAAATTATAGAATTTATAGCGACCTGGCGCCAATATTATACCATAATATTGGCGCGGATGTCAAGCGTTTCGGCCGCCGTTTGTCGACCCTAAACCGCCGCAGGTCGGGTAGTTTTTGAAACGTTATAAACGGCATAATTGTACCAGATTCTAGAACCCATAACGATACAGAACCCATAACGTT